TGATGCTAAATCTTTAGACCAATATATAGCAGAGCACCCTTTTTCTCCTCAAGAGGCTACATTACAAGTTACTGCAAATTTATTTGATGTAGCTTCTTTACAAGAGCAGTATAACAATATAAAAGCTAATAATCTTCATTCAATAGGTACTGTAGGAAGATTATATCATGATAATAAAGGTGAAGTTAAATTTAAAATAGATGGAGATTTAAAACAAGTATTAAAATTTCCACATAGAAAAGATGATGATACTACAGGAGCTATAGTTATATATGAATCTCCGTATAGAAATAAAAAACAACAAGTTCCTTTAAATATGTATGTAATTTGTCATGACCCTTATGGACAAAATCAATCTGCAGATTCTAGCTCTTTAGGAGCAGCTTATGTTTTAAAAAGGCCTAATAATATATCTCAACCAGATGATATTATTGTAGCTTCTTATGTAGGAAGACCTAAAACGCAAGATGAGTATAATAGAAATTTATTTATGCTAGCAGATTATTACGGATGTAAAATTGGATTTGAGAACGATCGTGGTGAAGTTATAGCTTACGCTAAAAGATTTAGAAAGATGCATAAATTACAAGAAGAGTTTGAAATGTTAGATAAAAAAGAACTTAGAAGTAGAAATGTAAAACGTCAATACGGTATGCATATGACTGAAGCTAGAAAACGTCAAGGTGAAATATATATAAGAGATTGGTTAAATACTGTAAGAAGTACAGACGAAAATAAAAATCAATTATTAAATTTGCATAAAATATATGATCCAGCATTATTAATGGAGTTAATTAAATTTAATCATAAAGGTAACTTTGACCGTGTAATGGCGTTAATGATTGGAATGTATCATACTAGAGAATTATATAACTCAGAAGTTAAAGATATATTAACAGATAACTCAGCAAATGCTTGGTTTGATCAAAATTATTACTAAATGAAAAAATGTAAAAACAAAAAACCTTATAACCCTCTACCAGAATACTTAACAATAGGACCATCAAGTATTCACGGAGCAGGGATCCTAGCAAAAGAAGATATTCCGGGAGAGGTAGTTATAGGTATAAGTCATGTATACGATCCTAACTTTCAACATGACTACATAAGAACACCTTTAGGTGGATTTATTAACCACAATGAAAACCCTAACTGTGAACTAGTAGATGATGATGAAAATACAGACTATAAAAAATTAAAAACAACTAAAAAGATTGAAGCGGGTGAAGAATTAACTTTAAATTATAATTTATCCGATATTTGTGATTACCTGTAGTGGTATATTTATAAATGTATAAATAATATTGGTGTAGCATGTAGAATGAG